CTCCCGATGGGCAACCTTACCGCAAAGACCTTGAGCTTAGGGCGGTGATTGAGGCCGTGATAGCCGAGGATTCACAGGAGAAAAAAGATGACATCCCCTTTTGACGCTGTTGATTCAGCCCTATCCGACCTTGCGGCCACCATCGCTTGCAAAGAGCGGGAAGGTTGCGCCGAGTTGGTGCAACAAATGGCGGACGCAGAGGAAGACCCAACCCGAAAGGATTTACTTAATGATGTGGTTATTGCGATTCGTCGGATGCCTTTCAAAAAATATCAGTAAAAACAAGGAGCTATATGTTAGAAATCTTTTTAGACTTAATAAAGCTGACCGCCCTACTTGGCTTGGCCGTGGGGTTTATATTCGGAGGTATGGTTGGCTTGGTTCTGCTCGCAGGGTGGGTGTGGGACAAGATCGAGAGGTTCTTGAATGAGCGTTAAGCGGCTCTCCTACCTCAAACTTCTCCTTGGCTACACAACCGGGCGGCTCAAGGAAATGCAAAAAGATTGGAGTCACGCCCAAAAGAAAGCCTATGAGGACATTCTTCGCCACGCCGACCTTGCGGAAGTCATGGCGAAGGAGCTACTGGAGCGAGCCAAGAAATATCAAAAGCGGGATATGGAAAAGGCGAAGAAATGAGGCGAGATTCCTTTTGGTTCCCCTTCGAACCCAACCGCTGGCTCTCAAACGAGAAGCTTGGGATGGTGAGCCTTGAGGCCAGGGGGCTTTGGATTCACCTCCTATGCCTAATCTATAAAGCCAACGCCGAGGGCAAGCTTCTTATCGGGGGCAACATCCCTACTACGGAGCAGATCAGCCGAAGCGTTGGGGATGACTGCGGAGTTGCCCTTAAAGAGCTTCAGGTTGCAAGGGTTTATGAGATAAAAGATGGGGCTATTTACCACGAAGGATGCGCCATCCATCTTCAAAAGATGAACGATAGATTGGCTGGATATAGACGCAGAGATGAGTCAAAGATGGTCAATAGATCGTCAATAGATCGCCCATCTATCGCTGATGGATTGGGGTATAATAACAATAACAATAATAGTAAGAATATTAAGAAAGAGAGGGCGCAGGTGCGCCCCACGCTCGCACAATGGCTAGGGTATGCAAAAGAGATTGGTTGGATGGGCAGGGATGTTCAAGGAGCGTTTGACCATTATGAGGCGAACGGCTGGAAGGTCGGGGGGAAAGCCCCAGTCAAGGATTGGCAGGCGGCGGCAAGGAATTGTTTTCGTAGGAACGGCAACCAACCAGCTAAACCCCAGCCCAAGCCCCAACGCTCATCTTGCGAGTCCGACCCGCTCTATCGAATCATGGGATACCCAAGTTATGCCGACTGGGAGAAGGCGGGGTGTCCATCGTGAGCCTCTATAAAGCCTTTAATGCGTCTATCGAGCGTGGGGATGTTCCCCAAAGGCCGAGGGAATCCTATAAAACATTGGCGGCGGAGGCGGCGGAGTTTTCCAACGCCCAAAAGCTAGAAAATCTTGCCCAAAGGCTCTCAAGAATCGAGATTTTGGTCGAAAGGCTGGCTCAAAATGCCGAAACAGCCCCTACAATGCCCCAAAATCGCCAAGAAATGCCCCTAGAAACGATTTTACCCCGAAAACAAGGAAACCACACCAAGAAAGGAAAGAAACGATGAAATCCCCCATAGAAGAACCCCGAACCGTGGCCGTGGATGTCCCGGCACGAATCAAAATCATGCAAAACGCAAAGATGGACAGCATCTCAATAGCCCAAATGATTGACCCGCTTACGCAAAGTGAGGTTGCGAGGTTGGAGGAGCGGGTGATTGGATTGGAAAAGCAACTTAGCTTTTTTACAAACTTCATGGATCAGTTTTTGACCTACAAACAAGTCACCGAACGGCTGGCTGAGGAGCTTGCGGTATATCACAAGCTAGGAATCCTAAAAAACGATTCCGTCAAGGAGGCAACCGATGTTGTGAGAATCACGGCTTCAGCCTTTGGCATCCATTCAAACCAGCTTCTTTCACGCCAACGCCCAGCCCATGTTGCAATCCCCAGAATGGTCGCCATGTATATTTTTAGGAAAAGGTTGGGACTTACCCTTCAGGAGATTGGCAAGTTCTTCAAGCGGGATCACGGAACGGCCATCCACGCCATCAAGGTTGTTGAAAAAATACTCAACGCCAAAAAGCCCAACGCACAGGAGGCAAGGGTAATTGAGAAAATGAAGATCATCGAGGGGCTTGTGCCAGTCGTGGAGACGGAAAGATGAGCTTCCACGCCGCATCCCAATTAACGATGGACTTCGCTGAGCCAACGGAGACTCACCACCCAAATAAGCCAATCGGCTCCAAGCAATGCCAACAAGTCTTGTCGCATTTGCAAAGCGGAAAGCCCATCACGGCATTGGAAGCGTTGAGGCTCTACGGAATCTTTCGCTTGGCCTCACGCATTCATGACTTAAAAAAGGCGGGCCTGACCATCCAAAGCAGGGACATTCAGACGGAGAACGGCAAGAAGATTGCACAATATTTTTTATGAGTTTATGCGGCGATAGTTCAACAGCAGAACTCCCCCTATTCCAAGGGGGCGATGGCGGTGCAATTCCGACCTCGCCGCTCCAACTTAAATTTAGGAAAATATCTAATCACACAGCAACTTTGGTTGCGGTTGAAAGTCATTATGCTCACAGAAAATGTCCGATCACTTGGGCATTCGGAGCATTTTTTGAAAATAATCTTGAGGGAATTATTACAATAGGAAAACCACCAAGCCTAAATATCTGCATAGGCGCACTTGGAAGAGAAAACATGGAAAAGATTTGGGAGCTTAACAGGCTTTGGATGAGCGACAAATGCCCAAAAAATAGCGAATCTAGATTTATAGGTTGGGTATTACGAGAATTAAAAAAAATAAATCCCCCAATAGTTTTAGTAAGCTATGCAGACACGGAGCAAAAACATATTGGAACTGTTTACAAGGCAACAAATTGGGTTTATACAGGAATAACGAAGCCAATTATGGATTATCAAGTTAAGGGAATAAAAATGCACGCAAAAACAGTCTCGGATAGTGTCGGGAAATCAACAGACAAAAAAAATAAAAAACAGATGTTGAAAGAGCTTTACGGTGAAAATTTTTATATGAAAGAAAGAAGTCAAAAACATAGATTTGTATATTTTTTCAATCAAAACGACAAAAAGCTCTTAAAGTGGAAACAGGAGCCATATCCCAACAACTTAAAACAAGATTCAACCAGCCTTTGACATAGAATAAACACAGCCTAAATAAATCCCAATGGAGATCGCCCCCATCGAGTCCGACCAGCTACGAGCCGAAAGGCTTTTGAGCGAGCTTTGCCCGGAGCTTCAGAAAATCACGGACGGCGGACGCTCGCAGGAACGGATCAAGATGCTCCGGCAAGTCATCGAAAGGCTACTGCTCAACGCCATCCCAACGGCGGTGATCGCCAAGACGCTAAAAATGGAACAACCCGTGATTCAATACCATGCCCGATGGTTGGAAAAGCAGGGCAAAATCATAAGGCCGAGCAAACATTCCCATTGGATTTGGGCGAGGGAAAACGGTGAGAACTGAAGGCCAAGACCCAGCGGACAGCATCGCCGCAAGCTACACGGTCGATATGGCCGACCAAGTGGATCGTTTGGAGGATGTGGTTAGGGAGAGGCTAGCCCATCTTAAAAAGCAAAACCCCGCCATGGATTTGAACGAACTCGCCAAGGCAACGGCGCAGATTATCGAGGAAACCATCAAGACAGAGGGAGATTCCCCGATGCTACGGACAAAAAGGGACGACACCCTAGACGAAGCCCTTCTAGCCTTGGCAACGAACCGCTCCCCAGAAAGTCTCACCTCGATTGCTCGCCGCTATCTCAATCCAAACACAGGCCGACCATACACTAGAGCCGCCCTTTCAGCACGGCTATCCGAGCTAACCCAACGGACAGGGCTAGTGCTTCGGGTGCAACGGAGCGAGCGAGTCCGGCAAATCTACAAGGAACGAGCCTTGCGGGTGCATGAACGGAGGCGGAAGGAATGCCCGAAATGGAACCATGGGGCTTGGCAAAAAGGGCTAAAAAAGGGAGGTAAAAAACGGTGAATGTTTTTCT